AGTCTTTGCCACTTATCTGGAAAGTATGGCCTTCTATGTCAGTAGCATTGATGTCTGTATGAATACCGCCTTGAATCTTTGTCTCACCAATAAACAGTCCATAATCGGTAGCGTAAGGTTCACACGTCTCCTTCTTCGCTAACGGACTACTCCTATCAATATCGTACTGGATGAATCCCACTTTACCAAGGTAAATAGCAAAGTTTAGGTTATTGGGGAATTCGTCACCTAATGCAGTACCATCGTGAGAGTAGTGGATAACCTTCTTGTACTGCTTAGTAGGTGGTGGCCCAAGCAATAGACCAGCACTACTACCACCACCAGAGGTAGATGTTCCCGTTCCGGTAAGAAACGGAGTAAAGAGTCCTGATGAGGTAAGCGGCATTAATCCTCGGAGATAATAACCCAGGCGTCGATATCAGCAGTAGTAGGTGCCCATGAAGCATCTGTAGTTACTCGGATGCTGATGGTATCCCCCGAAACGAATGTAGCACCCGCTACGCCAGTACCTTGCCAGTTCATGTTATATCGGGGGTTTGTAGCATCGAGAATAGCCGTTAATGGTGTCGTAAGAGTAGCACCGTTCTTAAAGACGGTAAGCGTCATAGTTCCCGCAGTACGCCCATCACCATAGTTTCTGATCCTAGCAAGGATACCTACGATGCTACCGTTACGATCCATCTTAGCCGTCGTAACGGCTCCTGCTGCACCAGGAGGATCAACTGATGAAAGCGCGACTGCCGACTGGTTGATCGGCACATTATCCATCGAGTACGGCCCGAGGATTTCTGTCTTACGTGTAGTATCCCTATCATGATAGACAGTACCAGAAGTGCCGTTATATGCACCGGCCTGACCATGAGCATAAGTCGCTCTAACAAGGTGCATGATCGTACCTGTGGTGCCTGAGGTTGTGAAAGCGCGAGTACCATTCCACTTACTCTCACAATCAATACACAAGCCTAGAATAACGTTGTTAACGTGGATGAAGCCGTTACCACCATTACCATTGGCTCTGCACTTATTGTAGATGATTTTGAATGGCCCAGGCTTGTTGCTAGTATTAGCATTAGTTCCGAATCCATCAGTACCGTTATTCAGAGCTTCACAATCTTCCAGGTACGCGTCACTACCAAGCGCCCAACCAGCATTCGTTGAGCCGGTAACAGTAACTCGCTTGAATACGAGTCCAGGGATATCACCAATTTCGACGTTACCATTCTCACGCCTGATACCTGCGATAGAACTAGCCGCGCCGGATATGTAACCATCTTCTAGAGTAAGGTAGGCAAGTGAACCACCAACGTCACCCTGAGAAGCGAAGTAAACACCCTCACTCTGTGAGTTAAACGATGTGAAGCTTTTTACCCTAATCCTGCGAATGGTGTTACCATGCGCGATGAACTTGACTACAGCTGTTCCGATAGAACCAGCTTTATCAGCATAGAGATTCTCTGCGATGCAATCTTCAACAACATCACCAGATGATCGACGGTCGCTTTCAAAGTTCAAAGCATAACCACCTGAGGAATACAGGTTTTTGAAGTTAACATTCTTAGCCCCGGTAACCTGCACGCACCCGTAACCACCGTTTGTTCTTGCGTAATCTCTAATATGCTGGACAATACCGTTTTCGGACTGAGCCGGTGCGCTCGTAGCATTAAGAGTAATGATGTTACCGGCTCCGAAGTTCTGTCCTCTGATGCCTTCGATGCGAAAGTCCTTAGCAGCCTCAACTGCTATACCTGTAAGGGCGCCCACAGTTGAGCCATAACCACTAACATCACTTGGGTCCATAATGCAGCCGTTTCCAATAAATTGAACATTGGACCTTTGATTGCCCTGACCGATAAAGAAGATTCGATCAAACGTAACCGTTCCTGAAGGCCACTTGAAAACAACACCAGGCTCACATATAACAGTCACGTTATCCAGAATGTCAACATTCTTGATTCTGTATGTTGCCCTAGGAACTAGAACTATGCCACCGCCAGCAGAGTTTACAGCTGTAATGGCATCGTTAAATGCAGCAGAGTCATTTGTAGAACCATCCCCAAGAGCACCATGATCCTTGACATTCCTAGGAGTAACTTTAAGATCATAGATTGCATCATTAAGTTTACCAAAGGCTTCTTTGGTAACATTATATTCTCCAGAAGTTTCGGCTGCGATTTTGGTATAAGCCATTACTGGAGTGCCTCCTTACCTTTTCCAGTAATTACCCAACCGCTATCAGCAATCTGGACGAATGTTTCGAGCTGGAGATTTCCCTCTTCATTGAGGATAGGAATAATATTACCATCTGGACCAACAGAGGGATTTCCTTCAGCATCTTTCTCTACCTTAACAACGTCGATATGTTCTTCTTCTTCGTAGTATTCGACATAACCATTATTCTGTAGATCAACTAGCTCAGCATGTACCTGTTCGGCATTTTCGAGTCCAATAGCGATAAATGCGCTAGCATCGGGACTACAGAGATAGCCCTCAGACTGTGTATCAAGAGTCTGAAGAATTGCATGTTGAATTGTACTTAGCTCAGCCATTATGCAACCCTCAACAATTTATGCTTAACGATATATGCAGATCCATCAGTAGGCTCTGCACCAGTCTGCGGGCCAACTAGAACATTACTAGCGTTAAGTCCGGTAGCAGACGATCCAGAGGTAGCTCCTGTAACTGCACCACCAGCACCACCAGCAGGACCGGAAACACCACCACCACCAAAAGGACCGCTGTAAGCATGAGTATGACCCGGATCAGTAATACTGACAGTGTGCTTGTGTCTTACTCGTCTTGATGCAACGGCTAGTCCATCTGTATTACCTACTGTACTAACATCGGTGTGACCACCAGAAGGTGCATAACCTACCGGGACACGACCACGTGAGTCTGGAATGTTAAATGTCGTACTACCGTCGCCACCACCAAAGGCTGTACTAAGGACACCAAATGCGGCAGCATAGACCGTACGACTAATCGCGCTTCCATCCTCAGTGAGATAAAAACCACCAGCTGGTACAGTCGCGCTATTCCACTCCAAAGTCGCACCCACAGGCAAGCCACCACTAACAGTACCACCAAGACTTGCACGAACTCTAGCATCTTTTACGTTACCGGCAGTTGTGAGAACTGAAGCACCGTTAGGCACTAGAATGTAAGCGAGAGCAATCAAGCTCTTACTTGCGTCCGTTAGAGTTGTCAGGTTAGCAATACCTGTCAAGTTAGATAGAGTTGCCCCCGCTGTCGGAGTTCCTGGTTCAATTTCGATTCTCGCCTCACTAAAGGTTGAAGCGTCAGCAGCAGTATCCAAGATACGTAGAATGACAGTGTCGATACGTGGATTACCTGATGCATTACCAGGAACAGTTAAAGTAACGGCTGAAGAAGTATACTGTCGATACATGCCCTGATCTGCGATATTCTGACCAAGAATATATGCAGCACCAGCAGCTACCGTAATGACCATGTTACCCGATACCGCAGTTACGGCGTAGTCTCCTGACCCGACGACGCCAGCACTAATGATGTCTCCAAACCATTTACGGTCTGCGCGAGCATCATAAGATTTCGGCTGCAAGTACAACGGGTCGGGAGAAAGAATCTGTTGTGTGTAAGCCATTCTTACCTCCCTAGATCATATATGCGTTTCGCCACTGAATAGACAAGTGAGCGGGTAGAGCTAGTGAATCTGCACTAAGCCTAATCAGGTTAGTCATAGGTGCAGGTTCAAAAGAGAACCAATCTGAACCTACAGCAGCACTATAGAGGTTAACACCATTTCCCCTAGTAACTGTATGCTTTTCCATATCAACGGTAACAGTATCAGTAACATCTGTTAGAGTTACACCGCTTAGCCTAAAAACGAATACGTTACCATCACCCCTGTTCATAATTGCGACGGGATTTGTTGCGGGTCCATAGAACGTCAGAATTGGATAAACCTCGATATTGCCAGAATTGACAATAAGTGCGTTAGGAGGCGGAACAGGAGCAGTAGACCAACTCTTGTTATATGTCTTATTGTAACTTCTACCAAAGATGTTTTCAGCAGTAGGACTATACGCAATATCTATACTCTGCAAATTACCGTACAGCCGAGGATCAAAGGCTTTCCAGTTAATCTGATACCTACCGGCGCTAGGTGACAATGCCTCTAGCGGAATTTCCGGCCAACCATCAATAGTGCATTCTGCTGACACATGTTCGTCAAAACCCGTTAGAAGAAGATCGAGCGTACCAATGATCTTTTGGTTATACTGCGGTCGGGGAATAATCGCGCTAATTAGCTGCAATCGTCTATCCCAATACTGTGCTGAGTTGTCAGCAAGAATATCGCCCTCTGCATGAAACTTCCTCATACCCAAATAGGTATCACCTACATAGATGCCGTGACGCTGTGATCTGTTCTTTTCAGTAAAACGTACATCTACCTCAGTCGTGAAGTTATTGCAGGGAATATTGTTGTCGTTGAAATCACAGTACATTCCATTAACATTAGTGAATCGTGCTGACTCTATCATCCTGGCACTTTCGTTAGAACGCGAAACGCTGCTCGATTAAGTACACTGTCAAGTGACTCATCCTGAATTGCTGTTACCTGAACAGCACCTTCGTTAATATTGTAAGCCACGCCACCAGTAGTAGCTCCTGTTGCTCTACCACCGGGTCCCGCACCTGTACTACCAGTGGCACCTGTATTACCAGTATCGCCAACAGGATAAGGTGGCTTCTTATTAGGATCAGGGGGCGGTGGTACTGGAGGAGGTCCCATCCCCTCTAGCATCGACCTAATAAGAGCCTCGAAGTAATCCTTAAGATAAGCATCTTGTGACTTAATGCCCGAAATGATGTTACGGGCAATATTCACACCGTAATTGAACCACAGCTGCAATTGTGTGTTCAAGGCTTTCACGCTAGCTTCATAGATAAGCTTGTGATTCTCGTCCCATGTAGTAGCGAGAGTTTTTAGCTGATCGTCGGTCATGCTATTAAGAGCTTTCATGTAAGGCAACGCCTGTGGCCCCATTTCCTGCAACTGTTCAACCAAGTCCATAGGCAAGCCTCGATCAATCAATTGCTGCAAAACACCCTGATACTCAATCCACTGGTCTTGCTGTGCTTTCAGGTTATTAATGATGTCCTGACCAGTAAGCTCATGAGGCATCTGAATCTGAGACATCTTCTGCGTAACATCATCAATCTGCTTAAGAATGTCGTTCACTCTTGCGGTAATATCAGAAGTGTCCACAGTGGTCTTGTTAGCGACAGCCTGAATAGCATTCTGTCCATCCTGCCACGTTGCAACATACTGCTTCAACTGATCGTCAGTGGCATTGTTTAGGACATCGAGCTTGTCTACAGCATCCGGTCCTAGGTCCTCTAGCTGCTTAGCAAGGTCAGGTGGAACTTTAGCGGCGAGCGACGTAAGATCATCGCGCCAACGCTTAAACTTGGTAACTTGGGAAGTAAGGTCTTTCTGCAAGTCATCGAAGCCTAGCTTAGCTCCCCAATCTAGCTTGGTCGTAACTTCTGTGCCTTGCATCCAATCACCACTAAACAACTGACCGAATGCCTGCTGCAATTGATCCTTACGTTCTGCGATAGCATCAGCAAGACGCTGTGATGCCTCTTTCTGTGCATCGACTAGCTGACCATTCAAGTCTGCAATCTGACCCTGAAAATCTGACATCTGGTTATTGTACTCATCCATAGCTTGCTTGAATCCATCGCCTACCATACTGTCTAGACCATCGAAGATACCACCGAAGTTCTGTGTCTGAGTATCTCTAATCTCAGAGAACATACTAGTAAGAGCATCGACACCCTGGTTGATAGCATCCTTAATTGCAGACTTGATATCATCGGCAGTAGCGCGCATACTTCGCTTGACTTGTGCGTTAGCGCGCTTCCAAGCAGCGACATAACGCTTAAGTTCCTTGTCAGTCATGTTAGCGATCTGCGCGATTAATTTTGCCTGATCTGGCCCAAGTGCAGCTAGCTGGTCTACCAGTTCCTTAGGCACGCCACGTCGAGTAAGTCGTGCAATTGCATTATTGAACTGAGTCAACGATCTAACCTGCTGGTTGATATCACCAATCAACATCGCGTTAGTGATCTTCTTCTTTGCTTCCTGAGCCTTCTGGATCATTTCGCTAGTAAAGAAGTTAAGCGCAGCTGTGGCCTGTTTCTCAACAAGGCCCATTGACTGAAGCATACCAACACCAATACCCTGAGCAATAGGCTTACCAACTTTATCCCTAGACAGCTTTGAAGGTGATTGTGCGCCAACTGCTGCCATAGCTGCTGCTACTGCTCCTGCGGCTACTGAAGCGGCTGCTGCATTAACTATGCCTGCATTCCCTTGAATACCACCAGCGATACCTTGGTCGATAGCGGCCCCCACAGACGCTGCATTAGGAGTTGGGGGATCAATTGCAATCTTCTGATGAATCGTCTTTTTAAAGACGTTTGCGATACCACTCCTAACTCTGCCAACGTTCTTTGGTTGTGCGAGGTTAGTCGGAATTACGATACCTTTAATTTTGACGAACTGCTTACCAATAGCAGCACCAACAGCACTTGCACCCCTGCTCTGCTGACCCTGAGTAACTACACTCCGAATCGAAGCTTTTGCCCGAGCAAGAGAATGAGGATCAACTTCAGCTTTAATGACAGCCTTCATTTCAGGGATAGTCAATGCTCTACCCTTCCTAAGAGCAAGTCTGAACATATCCTGAATAGCACCAGGTGGAATCTTAACACCAACAAGCATCTGTCTAACGCCCTGAGCGAATTCTCGTTTAAGAGTCTGTCCACCCTCTCTAATACCCTTACTCATGGTTCTGATATGTCCAGTTGTTTCTTTGATAGCCTCATTTACCCTCTTAAGGTCACCAGAGAAAACATTGTTGCCAAGGGAGACTTCTCTATTGTAGAATCGCTGCTGCTGTACCAAGTCCTTAAGATGATCTCTCATAGCTACGAGTGCTAGAGCATTTCTACCCTGAGCAGCCAAGTGCTGTGAGAATGCATCAAACTGCTGATTAGCCTTTTGGATGATACCATTTCTCTGACGCAGAGCATCATTAAGATCAAGTTGCTGTGTCAACAACTGATCCGCTAGTTCTGATCTTCTAGTTCCTGACGCACCTGCCATTTCTTTACGGGTTGCTGCCATTTCTCGTCTTATGCCTCTAATGGCAATATTCGCTCGTTCAATACTTTCTATACTACCGCCAAGACCACCGAAAATCTGAGCCTGCTGACCAGGCTTTGCTGCAAGATCATTAATTACCTTAGTGTAGGCAGCAAGCTTTTGAGCGTGTTCTTCTGCCATTTGGATATGACGATGCCACAGAAACAGTCCTGCACCAATTGCAGCTACCGCACCTACAATCGGAACAAGAGAAGTTCCTAGTAGTCCCGCTCCCGATGCTGCGCCCGCTAGTGCAAGTTTCCAACCACCAAGAGCTTTACCAAGTTGGAAGCCTCTAGTTGCGCCTCTACCACTACCAATCAAACTAGCGAGCATACCTCCACCCGCTGCTGTACCCTCAACTGCGGTAAGACCACGAAGCGCGCTAGTTAGTTTAACTACACCAGCGGCGGCAACTCCAAGTGTAATTGCAAAATTCGTCCATGAGCTAAATGCAAAGTTCGTAACGCTAGTCAGAACATCACTTAGACTATGCAAATTGCCAGTCAGCAATTCCACCGCTAGGTATAGAGTAGTTAGAGTTGCTGCTAGTCCACCAGTCACACCAAGGAACTTACCGAATGATGCAAACAGTCTTAACACCGTACCTGAGACGAATGCGATTGCACCACCAACGAGCATGAAGATCGCGGTATAGGTAGCGAACCGAGCAATAAATGCTCTAGTGCTACTGTCAAGGTTCTGCCACCATTTAACGATGCTCTCAATCGGGCCTTGCATACTAAGCAAAGCAGGGACAACATCTGCACCAATTGCAAGAGCCAATGCCTTAAGCTGATTGATGAACGTAGCCCACCTGACTCCTGTGGTCTTTTCCATCGCCTTAAGCGCATTCGTGAACTCCGTTTGATCCTTGCCGACTTGTCCATAAATCTGATGCGCTAGCTTTGCCTGCGTTACTAGGAAGATGAATGCTCGCCTACCTTGGATAGTTCCGGTAGTTCCTTTCCCACCTGAACCTAGTGCGGTAACGTCTTTAAAGAAGTTCTGCAAGGCTGTATCGCCTCTACCGGACTTAATAGCGCGAGCAATTTGAGGAAATGACTTAGCGAGGTTTTCAATTACCTTAGGCAGAGGCAACAAGCGATGATGCAAGTCTGTAATATGAGCGCCCATCTTCTCGGCACCAGCGATAAAGTCCTTACGAGAAATCATCTCAGTAAGTCTCGCAAGTGATGTAGCAGCCATTCTAGTATTAGGCATCACTCGCGTCATAAACGCTGCTGCCTTCGCCATTTCATTAAGTCCGTAACCTGCTGCTGAGAATGCAGGCGAGAGTTGTGGCATCATAGCAACAAACTGCTGGAACGTCATACGACCGAAACGTACCGCAGCAAACATTGTCTGGAACGCTTTAGCCATCTGAGCAGGTCTGATCCTAAAGTCGTTCATTACTGTAATGCCAGCTTGCGTAACTTCGTCAAGAGAAGTCTGACCCGCCACAGCTGCCTGATTAAACAGTTTCAGTAGGCTAATCCCCTTAGGGATATTAACATTCAATGACGAGTAGATATCGTAAGCTGATTGACTCATTTCATCGGCCGTAGCCGGGAACTGAGTCATTAGCCCACGAATAGCAGCTTGCAGAGTCTTAGAGTTTCTAGCGGTTTCTGTGAAGCTACCGCCAATACTTCTAGTCTGTGTAGCTGCAAGAGTTACGCTAGTTTCAAACTGAGCTGCACCATGCGCCATAACAGCAAGAGTCCCGCCAAGAACGAGTCCAGCGTACTCCATGATTCTAGCTGTATGCTGTAGGATACGTCCACCAGCACCGACTCGATCCCAACGGGCAGCACTAAGCGCCTTGTTGTTATCTCTGATGTCCTGCGTGTTAAGTCGTAATCTATTACCAGTGTTAGCAATACTCTGCCGCAAGACATCAGCCCTATTAGCAGCTTCTGCCTCTCGAGCACTAAGTTCCTTAAGAGCGCCCTGCTGCTTAGCAATTCTTTGTGCGTGAATCTGCTCTTCACCATTAAGCTGCTGCAAACGCTTCTGATATCTAACTGCGTCTCTTGCGGCAGCTTCATAGTAGGCAGCATCAGTCATTCTACCAGCAATTGATCTTCGTGAACTACTAAGACCACGCACAAGATTAGCTCTTGTCCGTTCATTACGAATCATACTAGCTTGTGTTGCTAGAGTACGCTGTTCGATACCACTCTGCTGTTTAGCTAACATCAAGTCATTGATACGTGACTGTACTCTAGCCTTATTCTGTGCAATTGCACGACGACCAGTTTCAAGACTTGCAAGTTCGTTAGCTGCTCGTTGTCGTGTCAACTGCATTTCACGCCGAGCAATCTGAAGAGACTCTCCGCGTCTCTTAAGTGCGCTAACCTCGGAGAGCCCCCTTAGATCGCCAGCGACACGTCTAAGCGCCGCAGAAGCTTGGTTCTGCGCTCTGACGATTAGTAGTAGTTCGCTAGCTCTCATCTTCTACGTGTGCTATCTTTTCCTGTAGCCTTTGTTTACTTTGTTCTTTCTTTGATGGATCGTGGTCCTTCACATATTGATCGGACGCTTCCAAGACCTTTCGCATCTTTAATACATGCGCTCGTTCTTGTTGAAATAACCCGCCTTCGTTTGGCAGACATTTCATGCGTTCGCACATGGAAGTTATTTCGATCCATTCAGCGGCGTCTACCCTGATACGGTAGTCGGTGATGTACTCTGATCTTCCTGCGAAGAGGAGGTAGACCGCTTGATAAAATCCTCTAGCGACTCTTCATCCTCATCTTCGTTAAGCTTATTCAGGATATCTTCAATCTCACTACCAACCTTCGGATCAAGCAACTTGAAGGTCATAGGATTATTGAAGTCTAGCTTGTTGTTAGCAGAATCAAGAAGGTTATGATCACCGATGCAGTATGAGAAATCAAACTGCGCGGCCCACTCATTCATCGTTTCAAGATCGAAACGCTGAGTAGCGTCCTTCTTCTTCCTACTACCACTTTCCACTTCCATAGCCATCTTGGTAGCCCTATCCCTACGAGTAAGCTTAAGACCGTAAGGAAGGGGACGAGCCATAATGTAACCCGGCTCGTCCCCTGGGACATCAGGATTGGCTGGAGCGGTCTTTAGTTCAAAGCGAGTATAATTCGCTGGATCAACTGTTACGACTGGCATCTCACTCTCCTTGTTATTGACACCGTATTACACGTACTATTCGTTATTCACGCTCCAGTTGCATAGTAGCGACTAACTATGCGTCGGATTCCGCATCACTAGATGATGCGTTGTCGCCTTCTTCGTTACCACTTTCCTCGCTAGGAGTCTGCTCACTAGGCATAGGCTCACTTGCCGGAGTTTCCTCACTAGGCTGCTCTGGTGATTCCATCGGAGTCTCGCCCATTAAGTTTATTCCTCCCTTCTATTATGTAATTGAGATTGCTGACTTAACGACGATCTGATAAGGAACGCCACCAACCTGAGACAATCCATGACCAGTAACGCCTGCCATGATCAGATCACCAATGCCTCCGAGGTTAATATCGTAGGCATCGTAAGCACTCCTGTTAAACTGAATCTGCACAGCTTCCGTAGAAGCAGCAAACGTACCGGAAGGTCGCACAGATTCCAACTTAACGGCACGAGTCGAAGCCGTCTTGAAGTTGTCATACTCAGTTCGGTTGATGAAGTCAAGCTCAGTCGTATAACCAGCTTCTGTCTTACCGAAGCTAATATACGAAGCACCGCGAGTTGCCATGATGCGGTTCTGAGCAGCAGCATTGTAGTTGAATGTAGCGGTAAATCCGTTGAAGTCAACGGAAGCAGAACCAAACGTCGGAGCAGCACCGCTAGCGGCAACATAGATGCTATGAGCATCAGCACCGAACAATTCAGGAGTAGACCAAGTAGGCGTACCAACGGCACCAGTAGCCTCAGAAACACCAAGGATACCCATTGTGACACGAAGGACACCGTTCTCAATCGTGAACTCCCAGTTGTTAACCACACAACCAGCATAAATGAACACAACACCGTTACGAACAATCGTCAGTGAAGCAGTACGCGGTACTGCGCCAGATGCCGCAGTAGACGCGCTACCAGCAGACGAAGGTGTAAAGGTGTAAGTCCACGGATCAGCAGCACCCGTCTTAGAAATAGCATGACGGGAACAATAGAGCATATGAGGCAACCAGTTGGTATCAACCTCAGCTACGATGTCACCCTCAACATGGTAGTACGAGGATTTAACATCGTTGTCGATGGTCTGCTGGCGAATAGCCTCTGAGTAATACTTATCCTCGACATAGTGAAGGTTCTCACTAATAATCGGAATCCACACAGGCGTACCAGTAGCAGTATCAACCGGAGTACCGAGAGTTGACTCAAACTGGAATCCTACATAACCACCACCACCTAGACCGGCAGGCATTACGTATCACCCCCTGTAGTGGTAGTAGCTGTATTCGGTACAGTTGTAGTAGGAGCAGTTGTAGTCTGCTGCTGAATAGTATTAGGCTTTTCAGCAACTTCCTTATCTGCTTCTTCCTGCCTTGCCATTTCTTCCTGATGAGCAGCAGTAATTGCTTCAAGATCAGGCGGTTCCGGTCTATCGCTAACATCAACGCCAAGAACATCATCAATGTTTTCAACGATAGGAGAGCCACTAATCTGAACTGAATCCTGCTCACCAACTCTGTCAGCAACGCTCATTCCATACAAAGACACGAACTGCTTTTCCTGATCTTCCGTTACTTCTCGCGCCTCGCCGTTCTTAAACAAGCCAAGGCCGACAACTTCAAATTCATGGCCTTCTGGAAATTGATCGTTACTGACTGTAACTTCGTAAGCCATTTACCCTCCTCTCAGAACCTTTCTTGGGTTATCGCTTCCCAACTCATTCGTGTTCCTACTACTGCGTCACCCCTTCCCGCTCTAGGTGCAATAACACCAGGAGTCTCTGAGTCAACAAAACCGAAGATCACACGACCATTGAAGGTAGGATCGCTATGCAACAAGGTCTTTAGCATTGTCACTAGTAGCAGATCGTCCTCGCTTCTTTCCTTATGAGTCGATGTCAACTTAGCATGATAAACCCAGAGAATAGCTCTAAGGGTGACATTGAACGTGTGAGTCGCATGAACTTCCCTAGTCAAAGGGGCACTTGAAATGTTTACCGCAGGATAACGAGGAATGAGCTTCTCATCGTATTTACCGATGAACTCAATACCGATGCTACCACCCTCATTCTCGATAAGCTCAGTAAGCATTTCAACTGCCTGCTCGGGCCTAGTGATAAGTCCTGTAGTTGGGACGACAACTGGCATTAGCCGATAGCCTTAGTGAATTGTCCACTAGATGTCCTACCCTGCACAGTACCGCCACCATGAACGTAAAAGCCACTAACTCCACCCTCAAACCATGCATCGAATACTGCGATAATCTCGTCTTGTGCTTCTTCGCTAATACCGATAAATGGTCGAGGCGGTGCGCCACCACCACTAAACTCCATACCGGGAGCAATCCTCTCTGCACCTACCTGAGCAATAAACTCGGTAATGTGTGCTGCTCGTCTACCCGTCTCTTGAATCATACCGTAGAAAGGTAGTCCAGCCGTAGAGAAGAACAAGTCATGACCATCAATCGGAAATGCGTAAGGAGCAGTAGCAGCACCTTCTAGGGCACCTGTCAAGTTGAGGATTTTATGCTCTCCCCATCTTAACGTAGTAGACTCTGCGTGTGGTGCCCAAGCGTAACCATCAGGTGCAGTTTCAGTATCAAAGTGATTCTTCATATCCGCAATTGCAATCTTTTGTGATGCAGCAAGCGGAGGCGCGAAGTCCTCTAGATACTCTGCAATCCTCATTACGCGACGTGCTAGAACTTCGGGATCAGGCTCCCAAAAGAATTCAAGCAGACCAGCACTACTTTCGGCGTAACTAGCCAACGACTCGTCCTATACTGAACATCGGGCCTACCGTTGTATCATTAGGCCAGAAGTCGATTGACTCTAACGAAACAGAATTCTCGAGGGGAATAGGATTATCGTTAGTATCCAGCACAATCATCGAACCAGTCCGAATACCATCAATAATCATATTCGCATCATTGTAGAGACTCTGTGCATACGCGCTAAGTCCATCGACATCTTCACTATAAAGTGTGGCATAATACTTAGCAGCTATGATACGTCCGGCCACACCCCTAATTAGATCAGGGGTGTGGCTCGGAGTATCCCAACTAAGCAAGGTTGCAGGACTAAACAATCCCGCGAGTAGAGAACGCACATAACGCGCGGTGTCGATCTGTAGAAGATCGTCCTCACTATCCTCCATCTTCGCCTTATCGTCGGGAAGATGAGTGTTAATGTCGTCTATACTCGCAAGGATTTCGTTCATTACGTAGCCTGACTCACCTGATTAGTTGTTTTCTGCGGGGGAGCCGCACCTTCGTCCTGCTGTGATTTCATCTCCTTAATTACTTCATCAGGGAGAGGCTCACCGAAAGTATCGGTTCCTGTAGACGCCGCATTAGCAGCCATAATCGCATTGATGTTATCTTCCGATGTCTGTGCATCGTTCAATGCGCCTTCTGCTGCAATACGTGCCTGCTCACGGAGATAAGCAACGGGACTATCCTGATATGTAGGTGGCATATCGGGATAAGGCAACGCTCTTACTGCTCCGCTTTCTACCAGCTGACGAAACTGATCATCGTCAAGTCCGAGTCCGTCCTGTGTAACGGTATCACCGGGCTTAATGACTTCAGTTTCGCCGCCAGTAAGCTTTTGTGGATCAGTATTAGGCTTACCGACTTTGATGGTACTCCATGCAACCAAATCAGCCATTGTCTACCCTCCTTTCCGTTACGGGACAGCCACTACAGCGTTCTTGATGAGATAACCAGCGACGTTAGAGACAATCTTAAGATCATAGTTCTGACTGACTCTAACGATATCACTCTTGCGGGGTTCCTCACGCCACTTATCAGTAGGTCGAATAGTACCGTCAGGATACACCCATGCGAAGGTCTTACCAAACGTCTTAGTTTTCTGACCAGGCGTAGGATCAACAAGACCAACCCAAACGTCCTGACCCCAAAACGAGGTAATGTTCTCCGTTGCT